AAGAATTTCGGGGCCACTGCGTTTAAGAATCTACCCCTACTGCGTTTAAGAATCTGCTGAGTTAAAAGTTTAAAATGGGGAAGTAACTATTTAAATTTATTTTCTCCCCATCCTTACCATAAAAATAACCTTTACTAATTTCCACCTCAAGGTTTTGTTTAGTTTCTTTCAAGGTGAGACCTCCTACAAGTTCCTCAAATCCGTCTTCATATTGATAGTCGCTTTTACCCGTATCCATCCAAAAGAACCATACTTTATAAATATCGTCTTTTTTTATGTAGCCAATTTTTACGGAATCACAATAGACATTATAGCTTATTCCAAAGTGAGGTTTCTTTTCTCTTTTATAAACAACTTTTTTCATAATAATAAATTTTAATTACCGAATCACATAAATTCCTTTTCTAGAATTTGCCTCTGCATATTGAAGACTATAACGGATTGCATCAATACAGTGATTCCATTTATCAACTGGCTTTTCATTTCTAGCGTGCCAAACATAATTATTCAGCTCCTTAACTATATTGGTGGATTTGGGATCCACCACAATATCGTAGTCTTGCATAAGAGCAATACCAGATAAAATACTACCTCTCTTTTTTATAGTCGGTTTTACATTACAGCTATAAGTGTCAGTAAGGGTACTCAAAAGCCTTGGCTCAGAGTTATCACTGATTATAAGATCCTTTCCAGCATACCTAAGATTCTTTTCTGCTATTTGTTTTGTAGACAGCCCTGGGCTTACAAAACACTCCTGGACCCACATTCTCTTGTTAGAAGTATCTATACTGCATTTAATAAGTGTAGTTGGATCTACAGAAAAACCGTAGTCTTGGCCATATATAATTTCGTGGTAATCCTTGAAAGCTCCGATTGACCAATTGGTGAAAACTACACCCTCAGCTTTATCAAGCCATCCACCTAGTATCTGGTGATTATACCTGTCTGGTCTTCTGCGTTTAATCTCCTCAATCTGCGTAAGAAAAGAATCTGATAAATTCTCTTTGTTATCCTTGAAAGTAGTATGTATATAAGTTACGTTATCTTTCCACTGATTGATTCCAGAGTTGACCATCTTAGCTGCAAAGAATCTTTGATATATCCAGTGTTCTTTTGTAGCAGGATTGAGTATAAGTATAACCCTATTCTGTTTAGTCTTAGCCCGTACAGATTGATCTATTTTATCAAAGGTATCTTCATCTACCAGTTCCTCTGCTTCGTCCAACACAAAGGCTGTAATCCCCTGGATGGACTTTAGCGCAGCTGTTTGATTACCGCTGCTAGTCCTAATACCCTTAAATATTATACTACTTCCAGTTGCTGTGTTTAAGATTTCATCTTTAGTTATGCGAAAGTATTTGGCTATACCAAACATTTCTATCTTCTCCAAAAACTCAGGAATAATTGATGTGGCAGCAGAGACCATAGTGTATCTAGTAAATAGTATTTTATGGCCCGCTTCCAAAGTAAGGAAAGCTAAGAAAGCATTTACTGCAAATGACTTACCAGATCCCCTACCACCAGTGACTACGAAGTAACGAGTATCATTCCCTAAAGCTTGATACTTTTCATTAAGCTGGGGTTTCTCCATCCTCTGGCGTAATATCAATTGTATTTTCTATCTCTGGTGGTTTCTGTGTTCCTGCAAAGATATTGGTAATTGGAATGTTTAGCTTTTGTCCGCCAGAAGTATAATCTATATTTTCTGTGGGCCTGCCATACTTATACTCAAACAGCAATTTAAGGTGAGCAAAAGAATCCTTGGCTTGCCTAGCAAGCTCTTGCCAGGCTTCTTCCTCTGAGCCGAATACTTGGTTCATAGCATTTAAAGCATATACTCCAATACGTTTTTTCTTTGCATCAGTTAGGTGAGTGGTAGAGGCTACTGCCTTCTTTATATGGGTATCTCCTTTTTTACGCCCATTATTTCTTCGGCCATCATTCTTTCTGACGTACTTAAATTCTTTTGGCTTTCTACCCATAATAATATAACTGATTATTTATCAGCGTGTTTTAGGAAATGTTTCTTGTAGAAGTGTTCATATAATCGCCAAACCTCTTCGGACGCCTCACTTTGTGTAAAAATAGTCTTAGTGCTTTTCTTCTGTCCGCCTTTCTCTACGGTAACCCTAAAATCTACACAAACCGTGCTACGACCATACCGTTTACCTGTACAGGGGAATACTGGGTCTAGATATATTTTATACCCGTTGCGCAAACACCAGGAAGCTGCTTCATCTTTATAAGATCGAGACCAGTTCTTCATTAGAAGGAATCTCAAAGTTCAACTGGTTAGGGGCCTGCTTATATAATTCAAGTATCTCTTTATACTTTTCTATAAAGGATTTATTTGTATTGGTCTCAGTCCAGTTCTCAACCTGTCGTACCCCGTGAAGGACTGTTGCGTGATCCTTGGTTACAGTTCTTCCTATTTCAGCTAATCCGTAATTCTCCAACCTAAGTATATTAAAATAAATAAACCTAGCCTCAACGTAAGCTCTTCTCCGAGTAGGCATATTTACATCAACATTTAATTTTGTAGATATAAGGTGTTTCAGTGTGTTTACTTTATGATCAAAACTAAGCATCTATTTCGTTTTTTGTTTCCATATATATTTCTAATTCACTTATTTCTCTTTTGATTTCTCTTATAGTTTTATTTGTGGAAAACTTAACCGCTTTGGCAATTCCATCACAAGCTTCATAATTTTCTAGCATTTCAAACTCCCGCAGCTGATCATCAATTTCTTCAAAGGAAACACCACTTACCAAATCTATTAGAGTTACATAATAAAAACTCTTCACATCAAAATCATACTTCTCTTTCCCTGTCATATTATTGTTGCTTTATAGTCGTTAAATATTTCAGATAAAATTTGCTCCTCTGTTTTCTTGTAGAAATACTTCATATATTTCTCAATTACAATCTCCGTTTTGTCTTTACCACTGTCTAAAGTCTCTTTGGAGACTTCGCTGACTAAGATCTCTCCAGATCCTTTCTCAACGACAACAAAAGTAAAATAATCTACATTAAATATTTTACTGTAAATATAAGCTTGCATATCGTAATGATATACATTTTTGGCTTGATATTCCCACCCTTTTAATGACATAGTAGTCTTTAAGTCTACAATACCAGAATCAGTTAAATAATCTGCCTTACACCTAAAGGGCAAGTTCATAATGAAACCAAAATTAGGAACCTCCGCTTTGCCCCCCTTAAACATTTCTATTACGTCATCACACCTCCTTACATTCTCATACAAGGAGAGCATAGCAAAGTACTCCTTTTCTAATATAACTTCTTTTTGCTCTTTTAGTTCTACTTCTTTAAACTTCTGCGTAGTCCTGGTAGATGAATCAACAACAGCATACTTGTCAAAGAATATATCAGATTCTAAAACCAGGGTATGAAACAATCTACCATCTCTTAGAGCTTTTGTTTCCTCCTGTTTTTTAAACAAGGATTTATGATATGACTTTGCACTTTGATATAATATTTTAGCTGAAGAGGAAGAAAGAGCAGCTTTATTAAGATATCCATAATAAAAGGAGTCTTTTTTTAAAGCATCCATAAGTTCTGGATAAGACCAGGTAGTGTTATCTAATAAGGTTACAGTTTTACTCATCTACAGTAGGTACGTTATTATTAAACCAAGCTTTAAGTAAATACCCATCTATTGGACTTATTTCAGAAATCCTACGATAGATATAAATGCTTATTGACCGTGCGGTCTTTCTTTCACCTTTAGAAGAATCCATTCCAAGATTAGTGTATAATTCGCAGTCCATCTCCAAAAGAGTATCAACCTTTCTCTTTACATCCCACGTTTTATATCCAGCTATCTTGTCAATCTGTTTCTTCTTTTGTTCTATCATTTATTTTCTTAATCTCTTCCAAGGAAACTAATGTCCTTTTTAAGTGATGTATTGACTTATTAACAAATGTATGAAAACTATCGGTATTCTCATAATTGTTTTTGTTAATATCTAGACTTGTGTTAAAAAACTCAAAATACCTATTCATAATATTATAGCATCTTTTACGGGGAGCATAGCCACAACTTTATCTACTTTATGAGTATGCTCAAACATTTTAGTTTTATTAAACGGATAAGTAAACCAATCTGGTTTTACTTTAAGAAGGTTAAAAGAAAACACACCACTGGGTGTGCAATTTATATATATTGGAACATCTAAATGCTTGGATGCCTTTGCAGTCAAAGCAAGAAATTTCTTCTTTTCTATTAGTAAACCCTCGAAGTGCTTAGTTCTGCATTTAAGTTCTATACGGTGTCGGTATTGTTTTGAATAACAATCCCACCGACTTAATGGATTCTT